TCAAGAGCTTCCGTAAAGACTTCTTTTGTGAAAGAAAGTAGAGAATGGCCCTCCAGGTCAACATCATCAAAAAAATTACCCCAGTCAGTTGGAATATTCTCTGGCAGTGACACGCCCTTGCGCAGCGCTGTGCCCGTTACAAGGTCGCGAAGGTGTGCGTAGTAGTTCTGAAAGCTGCTTTGAGCGCGTGTTTTGCGCACTTCGTAGCTTTTTTGTTCTTCTAGGTAGTCTTGTGGAAGGTATTCGGACGATGCTTCAACTAGGTTGAACTCGGGAAGCGTGCAATATCGAATCGGGGCGAGACGTGCAATCTGTTCGGACTGCTCGATCGAGTAAGAATCGACCCCAACAACCCCTTCAATGGCCTCTTCGTACTCGGGATGACGCCGCTCAAAAGGCAGAACGAGATCATCTGCGGAGGGAACAAGGGAATTCGGGACGATCGCCACTGCCTTAGGGTCTTTTCAGACAGTGTAGCCCTATTTCTAACTATCTATCTCCAGCGTGGACGATTTGTTTGCGCAATTGCGCGTGGCATGGTCTGCCAAACTAGATAGCGAATAGAATCTCCCGCGTGCGAAAGATCATTTTTGCCGCCCTTCATTGGCTTGTAACTCTCGTCATACCCCCAGTTCTCAAGACTTTGCATCGTTTCGTAGCAAGTCGTTGGGTTTACAAGCACTGCGCCCGAATGAATATGCAGGTTTGCGTGAGCAATGGTTTCTGCGACGGGTGGGTTGCGACGTTCCGCGATTACCTTGATGCCCGCGCCACGCAAAATGTCGTGATCGCTTTCTGTTGAGCTTGTGCTGGCATGACTGCCACTGGCGTCAGGGAAGCAAGTGACCATGCCATTTGCAAGCTGACGAGGGTATTGACGCTTGATGTATTCAACAAGGTCAAAAGTTGTGCGACAAGTGTGTTCAGCAAAGATGTGCAGCATTTGGCCCATTGGCCCTGGGCGCACAACGGCATAGCAAGATTGACTCTTGCCAATGTTGAAGTCTGCGCCGAACATGATGAGTTCGTTCGGCTCGGGATGAAAAACGCTTGTGCAATGCTTTTGACGATCAAATTCGTAAAATACAGTTGCTTGTGCGAGATTAACAAATTCGCCGTTGAGATAAGCTTCAATCAGGTTGGCGGGATAGGAATTTCTTAGGTTCTCAATGAAGCCCGGATCAAGGAAGGGGTTATCTGCAGTGCGAGCCTTGTAAAGTGCTTTCTCGTCTGATGACTCACGCACAAACATATTATACAAAGCTTTGTGCCCTTCTGGCGTAGATGCAAAGCAAAGCTGAGGACAGTTGCCCACACGAACACGACCTTGCAGTTTGATAATTGCTGCTTCAGCTGTTTGCGTCGAAACTGTATCAATCTCGTCAACAGTCATACTTGCAGCATTAACGCCGATGAGGCGATTGTAATTTTCAAATGAACGCAGCAGGACTGGTGTATCGCCGCCCGGAAGCTTTAGAGTAAAAACAGGAAGTGGCGAGGTGCGGAATTCATAAGGAATGCCGTAACGATCTAATACGTTCTGCCAGGCAGGAATTGCAACGTCTCTCAAGAGCGGAATAGTCGGCTCAAGAAACAAATGAGTGAAGCCTGGGCTTTTGAAACAAAGTAAGACTGACTTTGAAACTGCTGCGAAGCTTTTCCCGCTACCAAAGCCGCCGCAGAGAGCGACGAGGCGATGAGTAAAGTCAGTTACGAATGGGTACTGATGAGGAAGTAAATCATTAATTATACGTGCTTCGCAGGCTTTCGTGTCAAATGCAACGTTGTTCTTTTTTGAGAGCTTGCGAAGAGTTGAAATGTCTTCAAAGAGCCCGAGAGCATTGAGCGCTGCGCGATCGGCGTAACGTGAACTGCGCGATTTGGCTGGCACGCTTTCTACGGGAGAATCTCTGAGGCAATATACAGGCTGATTGCGCAAGCAACAACATATACAAGAATTATTGCAAGGATTTTGCTTAAAGTCCGTGTGGAATGGGCAAAAAAAATATGGGGGGAGGGATATGACCCAACCCCCAAAAAAGTAGGCTACCCCCCGTAAGTTTCGGGGGGTTGTTGTAACTTTGCGCGGTTTGCTTAGTTTGTAACTTGCCTCCTGCAGATAGCGTAGGACTCTTCAATCAATCCGGCGCGCTGCTGTTCTTCAAGGCATCCGTGCCATGCGAGGGTTCGGTTAATCGTTCGGCTGGTTTCCAGTGTGGCGGCGCTGATGGTGACGGTGAGGGCGGCGGCTGCGATTGTGGGGAGGATGCTGTTCATGGGATCCGTTCGGGGTGAGGGGAGAGGCCTGGCTGGCAGGCCCCTGGGCGACGTTGTGGGTTCAGGCGGTCGCCAGTTGCAGCTGATCGCCAGTTTGCAGGATGGGCCTACCGGCGCGGTTTGCCAGTTGCTGGGCGATGGCACCGATCGCCTTAGGCTCGTTACCTGAGGCCAGCCAGAGGCGGGCGAGGTCCACGAGAGGCAGGGGGCCAGCCTGCAGGGCTGCAACTGCCACCATGTAGGCTGCTGCGCCTTTGCAAGCGTTGAGGCGTTCGCGGCGCTGGGGTTCGGTGACAGCGCGGGCGTTTACCTTGGGAGCCTTCCATCCCATAGCCTCAAACGCTGCAGCGGCTTCAGCAGTGAGGCTGACGCGGGGGGTTGCTGGCTGGCGGGTTTTGGCTGCGGTGCTGGTGGTAGCGATTGCCAGCAGAGCAGCCAGGTCCTCTGCACTCAAGCTGCCAAGGTTTGCGGGGTCAACCTTGGCGGTGCGGATCGGGCCGTTCTTGCCGTTCTCGGGCAGGGGAGCGGCGGCGGCGGTTTTGGTGGTGCGGGTCATGATCTGATCCTTTCGGTTTGAAGTGGGGCCTACCTTTCGGGTCGGCTGCGCCAATCCTACAGCATCCGGTACCAATCCGCACCCATCGCACAAGTCTCAACCTATCACAATTTCTTATAGGTAGACTTTTGTATTTAGTTAAATGCAAAGTATTAAACAACGATTACTGTTTAACATTTAACGATTCACAAAGTATAGTTATATTTAGCAAATTGCTAATTAACATTTAACGATTACTGTTTAACATTTAACGATTACTGTGTAATACTTTGCATTTAGCTAAATCTTTCAAATTCTACAAATTTGCGACTTCGTTATATTTTTTCACGAAACATTTAATTTTTAATCTTTTTTGCAAAATATATTTTTTGCAAAAATTTGCGATATTTTTTATAATTTTTATATTTTTATAAATTTTTACAATTTACATAATTTTTGTGATTTACATAATTATAGTGATTTACATAATTATAGTGAATATGAAAATTACAGTGAATATGAAAGTTTATGTGAATATGAATTTTATAGTGAATGCAAAATTTATAGTGAATGCGAATTTTATAGTGAATGCAAAATTTACAAGTGAATGCAAATTCTGCGATGAATGCAATTTTTACAGTGAATGCAAATTTTATAGTGAATGCAAATTTTCATCATTTTCAGATTTACGTTGAATGGGATAAATTCGCTCGGGTGCAATTTCTTTTGGCCGTCGAGTATTAGTTTCGCCCTGCCACAATTTTACCTTGAATGCTCTTATTTTACTGGTGCCATTGTTTATTATTTCGGGTGAAACCATTATGCCCCTCTTGTCTTTGTATGCAACTTTACGAACTAAATTGATGTCTCCCAAAGCTTTTATAGATTTTGAAACTTTACTGTATGGCTCGCAAATTTCTTCTGCAAGCTGAGAAGTTGTAAGTTGAATGAAAACTCTCGTGCGTGAAAGATAAATTAGAAAGCCAAATAACATGACATCGAAAGTAGAAAGTGAATGAGTTTTTCTATTGATGAGCACATTTTTATACAGGGTTTCTGAGAGTTTTGCCCCCGACAAATACAAACCCGACATAATGGAAACGTTATGCAAACGTAGAGTATAAACCCAGTCAGGGACAGGGTTTTGGTTTTCAAAAGTCAGAATAAGATCCGATAAGACTCATTCCAGCGCAAGGGTTTTGAGATTTCCCTATTAGGGCAAGAGTAGAAACTTGGACGGGAGGTCATAGATTGCTCACTCATCAAAATCAGCTTCCTCAAGTGCAACAAGTAATTGCTCAACACCAAGAGCATTCGATTGCAAACTTTTTGCAACTTCAGCAACTTTTGCAGCGCTATTTAGAATGCTCGGTATATCTCGCATATCTATCACGCGCTCTGAACTTAAATATTCATCTAAAGTACGATTAGCTAACTGTGCAAGTTTTGCAGCGTCATGAGAAAGAGCACGCCCTAAGAATTCTTGCTGAGAGCGATATTCTTCTAACTTTCGCTTATGTTCAATTGCTCTTGCATCTTTCTCAAGTTGCAGCTTATTTGCAAATTCATTTCTGTCGTAATCTGCTACACGTTCGCCCCAATTATTTCTCTTTGCAATTTGAGCGACTTTCGGTTCTTGCAAATTAAATATTGCGCTGATATAATTGTAAGATCTACCACTTCCACACTTAGCGTAGAGTTGGAACAATTCAAATTCTTTCTGAGTTTCATTCAAAGCTCCACCCTGTCTAATAAAGAATGACTTTGTAGCTAGATGTTCATGCAGCAAAGAATTTGAGTCTTGCGCGAATTGTAGACTCTGATCAAAAACATTCAATTCACAATCATCAAAGTTTTCTTCTTGTTGCAAATCAGTGTTGTTCATAGAAAAGCCTGGGGCGTGAAAAGAGAATACCACACAGAAGAATAGTGCGCAATAAAAAAGCCCTGCCGTTTGGGCAGAGCTTGAAGTCTTCCAATTACCTGTTAATTACAAAATAACTACTGCATCATTAAAACTGCTCCTCAATCAAATCTGCTAGTCGCTCAAAAGAATATTCTCCCGAATCATTTAAGTTTGCAAGTGCTGCAAATTCCATTACCTCTTCATTTCCACACTTAACCGCAACATGTAATTGGGGCGAACATTCTTTCAGGCCCGCGTGATTTGCCACGAGTTCGGGCAGAACTTCATCCGATTCGGCAAACTTATAGAGAGACCCAAAACTGTCCTCTCCGGGCATCCAATCACAAGTTACATCATCTTTTACAATGTCGCACAAAACTCCCAAACAACAAAACTCAGACCCTCGGCGCAAACTGTACCTGCCCTGCTCATAATTTCCAGAGCGCAATGCTTCAATCCAGCGAGCCTTAATTTCCTTGTTCATTGAAAGATTCCTCTTGAGTTAGTTTTTCCAGTTGTCGCAAGAAACTTGACTGACGTAGTAAAAAGCTCGCCCGTGCTCAGAAGACTGATAATCGGGCAGAACTTTCAACGCCTCGGATTTTGTTTCATACTCGTCAACTGTTTCATTGTAGTTGTTAGATTTACGATTGATAAAATACATAGCCGATTCAAACAACAGCGAATTTCCAATCAGCAAATTTCTTTGCTTGTTTTCTCGCATCCATTAAGGTTTTGAAACAGCCAGAAAAGTCCATGTCGTATGCAACCCTTCCGAAATCAATTTCTTTGTAAGCGCAGAAATAAAACTCCGAATCGACTGCATTATTTCTTGCAATGTGACCAATCATTTTTTCTCCAAACATCACTGTCTCCCAAGACAAAAAACAAACATCAACAAACTTGTGATCAATGAAATTCAAAGTCATGTCAAAAAGTGCGAAGGAACAAAATAAAGCTAGAGATCACTCTTCATCCATTTCGTCAAACAAATTCGCCTCATCGAAAAAGTCTTCCTCGATGAAACCATCGCTCATGCAATCAGAATCAATCCAAGAGAAAAGTTGAGCTTCCTGTGCAAGTTGTTCGTGATCAATCATTTTTCTAGTGCGAGTGAAAAAGAATCAGAAGCGAACGTAATTTTGAACTACAACAAACTTCAGCGTGAAAACTTCTTTGCCGAAGTCATCAATTTTGTAGCTCGCTTCAAAACCTCCTGAGCTAAC